CAATTATGAAACGCTGAAGGTAGAAAACGAAGGTGAGAAAACTGATGAAGAAGTTAGTAGTGTAATTGATAAATTGAAGAATGTTAAAAGTGAAGAAAAGATTAAAAATACAAGTGGCATCAAGTAAGGAGAAACAATGAGTGCAATAGATGAATATGAAGATTATTTAATGTCAGAATACAATGATAAACTTGTAGGGTACGATGAAATCCGCAAGCAAATAAATGACAAACATGAATGTTCCCTTACTAATAAGGAAGTAAGAAAAGAGTTCATGTCAGGTATCAATAAGATTTTCTCATCTATGTCTGAGATATATGGTGAACGGTTGTTTGATGTTATGTATGTTATTATGGAAGAGTTTAAAATCAGTGAGAATAAACTTGTCCGATACCTTGATAAAGATAACCTAAGTAAACTGAGAAGTTACGCAGTAAACAACTACGAGACTGGATACTGGGAAAAGAAAGAGAAGGCAAGGAAAGACGATAAGTTGCAGAGGCATGGAAAAGCACATAGAATCAGAGACAATATTTCGGACTTGTTTGAATGATTTCAGAAATCGAAACCGCATTAAAAGAAATACAGATTGCTATTGCAATGTGCAAGGATGATGATACTCTTGGAGTATTAAAACAAATAGAACAGAGACTTAAAAATTGGTTATATACATATGTTGACGATGGCAAGTAATCCTAAAGAGTTGTTGGAAATATACAAACAGTATTTGGTGCAAATGGCATACCAAGAAGGAAGACCATTTCGTTTACCGAAAACCGATGCAACTCTTTTGAAAAGAACAGACTATAGATTGTTTCGTGGTTTGCAAAAAGAATTGAATAGTGAAGAAATAGAAAAAAGAGAAATCAATAAATTCATGGAGACTGCAAGAAGACATTTGAAGGGTGAACTTTACATTGGTTCTATTCTACAATACTTCGATGCTATCCTTAAAGAATACAAAAGTAGCAAAGAACCCCAATGGTCTGAATTGCTTGGACAGATTAAGTCTGGTTTTACGACTATTGAAGAGTACGCTATTATGAATAACAAGAGAACTATTGCCTCAATGAACATAGGCAACCCTTCTCCGTTATTGAAAATGTGGAAATCAGGTAAGGTATGTGATGCTTTGCTTGTCTACATAATTGATATAAATACTATTAGAAACAAAGGTTGGTTTAAAGTTTACTGCGGTTCACTTAATCAGAATTTGTCTAAAGTAAAATCAATTATTCAATACAATGAGGAGGTAAAGTATGAGTTAGAAAAAGGTTTAGTGAGATTAAATAAAAGTTTAAAAGCGTTTGAAAAAGAAAAATAAATAGATATAATTTAAGTAACAACAATTTAGTGAAAAGTGGTTTATAACATTATTAGGAGATAATAAAATGTCAAAAAGTAAAAGTAAGTACGATTTGAGTTCAATTTTAACGGAACTCAAGAAAAGTGAAAAGGGAGATGAGAAGAAAGAATTTTCATCTGACTTTTATAAGGTTTCTCTTGCTAAAGATGAAACTGACCTCGAAGTAATCGTCAGATTCATTCCGAACCCAGACTCAGACACATCCGTACCTTGGGTGTTCCGACCTGCACACATGATTAAATTCCCTAACGGAAATTTCATGTACGAACCTTGCCCTAAAAGAGCAAAGAAAGATGATTGTCCTATTTGTGACGAAGTGAACAATATGTATCAATCACAAAACCCAAAACTCGAAGCAATCGCTGGAAGGCAATTTGCTAAGAAAAGATACTTCCATAATGTGTTGGTTGTTAAAGACCCTCGCAATGGTGGAGAGAATGAAGGAAAAATCCTCATCTATGAATACGGAAAGCAAGTCCATGATATTTGCTTGGAAGCATTGCAAGATGATGACGAACCTTTGGTATACTTCGACCCAGTTGAAGGAGCAAACTTCAAATTGAAGATTGTTAAGGAAGGTGAATTCCCTACTTATACTAAGTCTAAGTTTCTTAAAGCATCTCCACTAGAAATAGATGGTGACGAACTTGACGAAGACGAAGCAGAAGAGTATGTTTCTAAGAACGCACATAAGTTGAACGAAAAACTTATGAGTGATAAAGTCTTCAAGTCTGCTGACGAACTTCGTGAGTTGTATGACAATCAAGGTGTTAGAAAGACACCTGCAAAGTCAACATCTGACGATGCCGATGATGAAGAGAGTGCTGAAGAGGTTATCTCTAAAGCAAAAGCAAAGACCACCAAGAAACCTAAAGACAAGGTTGCTGAAGAGGTCGAAGACGATGATGAAGATTATCTAGCAAGTGATGATGAAGGTTCTGATAACGAGAGTGATGACGAACTTCGAGCATTGTTGGCAGATGACGAAGACTAGGATGTGAGGTATTGGGGAGGTAGCGTTTGCTATCCTCCCAAAACCTAGTATAATTTTAATATACTTGTTTAGGAGAAGAAATGAAAGGTACTATAGAAAAAATTAATATTAAGAGTATTGTTGACCCATTGAAAGCAATGTCGTCCGTACTCGATTCACAAACTGACTCAGTTCATGTTGTTTATGAATGTGAAGATGATGCAGTTTATGTCGGAGCAGTAAACGCACCTAAGACTGCGTATGCTATGTATAAACTCGATGCCCCAAAAGCAATCGAAGACTATGAACCAGTAAAGGACCAGATTGGTATTTGGGATGTTCAAGAATTTATCCGTGTATTGGGTAACTATCAAAATTCATTCTATAAGGATAATGTTGATATTGATACGAGTGATGTTAAGTTGAATATTCAATGCGGTAAGGATAGTACAGAATACTATACCTCACAGTTGCATCTGATTGAAAAGGGAAAGAGAGTATTAAAAACTAATGCACTTAACTCGGCAGTAACCTTTACACTTGAAGGTGATGAACTTGATAAGTTGCGTAAGAACATTGATGTGTTCTCTGAACTCGATGCAGTTAGTATTACTGGTAAGGAAGGTGAATCTGAGTTGTCTTTCAAACTTCATGCACAACAAACTGCGGTGAAAACATCCAGTACAACTGTTGTGGGTGTTGATGAAATATCAGAAGACATCAACATTATGTTTCCGAAGAAGGAACTCAAAGGATTGCTTGCTTGCAACAATACTTTTGAAGTAACCCTTTACACAGGTAAGAAGAACTTAGGTGGATTTTCTTACGATAAGGATAACTATGAAATGAAGTTTTATATCGCACCTATTACTGAGGATTAAACCCTTTAGTTGTTGTAGAGAGTAAAGAGGGAAGTGGTGTAACAATCACTTCCCTTTTTCTTTAAGCGTTTGAAAAAACGAATTTCGGGATTATAATAAAGTAAAGTGAATAGAGGTATATGAATTATGTGTGAAGCATTAAAGGCAACTGTAGAAAATAGTGTATGGTGTGAGAAGTATAAACCTGCAACCATAGACGATGTGTTGATTTCTGATAAAATCAAAGCAAAGTTTAATGTGTATATGAACCAAAAAGAAATTCCACATTTGATGTTTGTGGGTGGACCAGGTAATGGTAAAACTACTTGTGCTAGAATTATAGCAAACCATATTTCTGGTTATGCATATCGTGACCAAGAGGAGTACGAGGATGCCGTGAAACCTTTGTTTATTAATGCATCATCTGAAAGTGGAGTGGATGTAGTAAGGCATACTATTGTTCCTTATTGTACCGCATCTACTATGGGTGACCAGTTAAAAGTAGTTATCCTTGACGAGATGGAGGAGTCCTCTGAGAAGTTCCAAACGGCACTCAGAGAGGTAATGGAAAGGTTCATCTCTACAACTAGGTTCATTCTTACTTGTAACTTTGTGAACAAGGTTATTGAACCGCTAAAATCAAGATGCCCTCCTATTGTATTTGGTGAAATGGATAAGGTTGACATTATGAGACGAATTATGAGTTTACTCAAAGCAGAGAATGTTGAGTATGACCAGAAGAATGTAATCAAGGTTATTAAGGATACTGGCACTGATATGAGAAGAATTATCAATACTCTCCAAGGGTTATATTATGAGGATGAAGAAGGTAAAGGTAAACTCAATCAGTATTCCACACTAGAAGAGAGTCACACCAAGATGTTGGACCTTATAAAAAATCAAGATTTAAGTGGATTCCGTAAACTTATGCTTGAGAGTAATCCAAATTACGAAGAATTAACATACTTCCTTTTCGATTCAGCATTCAAGAAAAAGATTGATGCTGATAACTGGGTTCCTATTGTCAATGAAATTGCTGAAATGGCAAAGAATATCAAATTAGGAGTCAATCCAGAAATCACTATCGTGAATGGAGTATCACAGTGTATGCAATTAATGGGAGGATAGAATGAGTGAAGATAAATATGGTTTAACAACTGGTGACCAAGAGTTACTAGACGAGTATACTGGACTTACTGGGCTTGCCAAAGACCAATTCCTTGAAAGGAACGGACTGGTTTTGCTTGAGTCGGAACTAGAGAAGGATGGTCAAGTTCGTTGGGACTTGGATATTTCTCATGGTATGAGAAGTATTATTATTCAGATGCAAGAAGAAGGTGAAACAGAGGACCAAACATTCCAGAGAGTATTGAATGGTGCATTAAAGTGGTTGACTGAACTTCCAGAAGACGAGGCAAAGAAATTAGTTGAGGAATTTAATGCCAAAACCAAAAACTAAACCTCCATTAAGGAAAGGTTTACCTAAGAAAAAGAAGAATAGGTCAGCAGGTGGTGTTGATTTGTTCTCCTTTCTTAATGATATAACTTATGGTAAAAAGAACATTCTTAATAAAGATAATGTTCATTTGTATTCTCAATTTATGATATTACAGTGGTTGAGTATGTATGAACCATACCTACCATTAGTTGAGCATTTAAATAGGTATCAGGGGTATCTAGACGATTACCAATTCCATAAATTTTGCATTGCTCTAGTGCCTCAAGATCGCATTAGAATGAACTATGTGAAGGGTGTTGCTGATATGAAATCTAGTAAGGATAAAATTAAGTATATTCAAGATTACTTTCAAGTATCCCCAAAGGAAGCATACGATTATTATAAACTTGCAGGTGATGAGTTAGTAGATAGCATTAAACAGATGTACGGAATAGTTTAAAACATTAAACCTTTATTATAAATACACTTAAACGGTATTTATTTTGAGGTAAATTGGTGAGTGAATTAGGTATATCTGTCGAGTTAGTTAAGCCAATCTCTTTGGTTAGGGAAACATTAGAGAGAATGGGAATGAGTAACAATTTTGAGAAGTTATTTTTCCCAAGTTGTTATTGTCTTGGAAATGAAAATGATGGGTATAAAATATTCCATTTCAAAGAGTTAATTGCATTAGAAGGAAAGAAGACTAACTATAGTGATTTTGATGAACTAAGACGAAATACTATCGTACATTTGCTTATAAAATGGAATGTTATAAGAGCAGATAACCCACCTCAAGAGATACTTGCTGAGAAAATAAGAATTCTGAATCATCAAGACAAGATTAAGTACAAAATATGCCATAAATATGAGTTCCTACGATTAGACGAGAATGTACTCTATACCCAACCTCTTGGTTAATATAAATACAAGTAATATGACATACTTGAATTTTATACTGAGATACTAATGGCAGCTGATCCTCGTAATCCTAGCTCAAAAGGTTTCCATGCCCATGAAACAGTTCATATTCGTTCCAAACCAGAGAATGAAGGAAAAACGAATATAGTATCAGTTGGGGAAGGACAAAATATTGATATTCACATTAATCCCAAGGGTGAAGGTAGAATTATCTTCGATAAAAGGGGACAATTTATAGACATAACTGTAACTGGTTCCATTTCTGGTCAAGGACCAATGGTACAGGACGGATATGCTCTATTTAAAGACAGTGTTGAGGTGGAAGATACTATATATGTAGATACTATCAATGAAAGAATAGAAGGATGTAACGAAGGTATCACCATTGAAGGTGTTAGAATTAAGAATGGTAAAATATTCTCCGAAGAAATCGAGACTATTGACTGGACTGCACAGACAACTTCTACAGAGCAAAGCACTACAAATAGAATCATAACATATAACTCTGGAGAACCAGGTCCAGGTATGACAGATACCGATAGAATGTCTGGTTTTAGAGTAGACAGAGGTATCTCTGGTGCAAATACTCAAGACTATATGACAGTATATGATGAAGATAGAAAAGGGTTAGTAGTTGGTTTCTACCACGGAGACGATGCATTTGCATTCGATAGAGATTGCGTTGATGCACATATAGTTCACGCCTCTAAAACGATAACCGACAAGCAAATCCCATTCGCTCAAACTGGCAACATCAGTGGTTCATATTATGAAGAATCTCCTACATTCACATTCGATTGGCAAAGTGGAAGTGTTCTCAATGTTGATGGTGATATTACTATCTCTGGATGTTCGGTTGCGACTCTTAAATATGTAAACCAAAAAGATGATGAAATCTACACTACTATGAATTATGTTAGTGGAGCAATACAACTAAGAATAGATAACGAAGTTGATGACCTTTACACTAATATGAACTTTGTTAGTGGAGCAATACAAACAAGAATAGATAACGAAGTGGATATGTTAAATACCACAATTAACACTGTTAGTGGAGCAATACAACTAAGAATAGATAACGAAGTTGATGACCTTTACACTAATATGAACTATGTTAGTGGTGCGATTCAAACAAGAATAGATAATGAGGTAGATTTGTTGAATACTACCATCACTACAGTCAGTGGAACATTAGACTATAGAATTACAAACGAAGTCAATATTTTAAATAACACTATTTTTAATGTTAGTGGTGCGCTTGATTACAAGATTGATTCAGAAGTAACACTTCTAAATGATACCATAACAACAGTAAGTGGTGGTCTACAGGAGCAAATAGACGCACTTAATGGTGAATATGCGACTGATATTAGTCTTGCCAATGTCTCTGGTAATCTTGAGTCTCAAATTGCAACAGTAAGTGGTTCATTGCAATCACAGATAATAAAGAATGTTAAAGATGCCACGACTGGAATAGGTACTGGAGTTATACTAGGTGACCCTGTTAATGATGCCTCTGGTAATTTTGCAATAGCAGAAGGGTTTAACACGAATGCAACTTCTGAAGGGGCACACGCAGAAGGACGATATACCTTTGCTAGTGGAATAGGTTCTCATGCAGAAGGACAAAACACCCTTGCATCTGGTCAACAGGCACACGCAGAAGGTCAGTCAACTACTGCATCTGGGGATTTTTCTCACGCTGGTGGCAATAGTGCAAAAGCAATACACGACTTTTCATTTGTATGGAGTGATGGAGCAGACTTTGATTCCCTTGGTGAAAAAACTTTCAACATTCATGCAGAAAACGGTGTATGGATAAGTGGTGGCAATTTAAATGTATCCGAAGCAATACTTCCTACAATAAGTGGAGGAATTGACATTGGTAGTATTGATTTGCCATTTAGAGATTTGTATTTATTGAATAATAGTATATACCTTGGCAGTGATGTTCTTTCTGTAGAAAATGGTAAAGTTAAATTAAATGGAGAAACTGCAAGTGTAACTCAAGAAAATCTTAATGCTCTTGAAAGTTTGGTAGTTATTACTGGTTCTCAACAAGCATTGATTGATACCAACATAGACTCAATAAACGCCAATGAGACTGCAATTACTGAGGCAGAGGCAGATGTAACTGCAATTAGTGGACAGTTGATTGATAAATTAAATAAAGCAGAAATTGGTTCACTAACCGACCCAGTTGCTACTACTCAAAACATTAGTGGGTCAAATGTACATGGAACATTCTATGGTGACGCATCTAAATTAGACTTCTCTGGACTTCCTACAAGTGACCCAATGATACTTGGTAGAATGTGGAGTGATGGTGGAGTTCTTAAAATATCCGCTGGATAATAAAATAGCGATTGAAATTGATAATTCTGGTGTTAGAATTATCCTATGTATATGAGTAAAAAGTTTGTATTACCAGATAATGTAGCGATTAGTTTCTTTAGAGAATACCTAAGCGGTGTTCCGACTGGAAGAGACTATCATGCAAGATGCCCTGTATGCGGTGATAGTTCATCGAATAAGCATAAGAAACGAATGTACTTACTGAAGGATGAGAATTGGTATGTATATTGTCACAACTGCGGATATAGCAATGGATTGACTTGGTTCGTTAAAGACTTTTTTCCTATGCAGTATGATAGGATGATGGAACAAGCAATGGGTTCTTTCTTTCAATTAGATGAGTTTAAAGAATCAGAAGAACAACAAGCAAGTAGAGTTATACTAAGTCTAAAGAAGAAACAAACCCACTTGACTTCTTTCCTTAAAAAGAATTGTGTTAGGTTGTCAGACATTGATGGTATACTTGATTTGAATGGTAGCGATAAAAAGGTTGTTGCAGAACAGTTGAAATATCTCAAAGGTAGAAAGATACCAAAGTCTTTGTATTCTGACTTTCATTACTGTTATAAAATCAGTGATAAGAAAACGCAGTTTCCATACAAAAATAGAATTATAATCCCATTCTTTAAGGGGAATGATAGGTCACCTTACTTTTTCCAAGGTAGGATGACTAACAAGTACCATGACCCAAAATATATTAACTGGAAAGACCCAAAGGCAAATGCTGAAATCAAACCAGAATACAATGAGTTTAATGTCAACAAGGAAGAGACTGTATACATCGTAGAGGGACTTTTCGATAGTTTCTTTATCCGTAACTCGGTTTCGACTCTAGGGGCAAACATGAGCAAGGATAGGATGCGCTATTATGAGAATAAATACCCAAATAGGTGCTATGTTTTAGATAATGATAAGGCAGGTATTGATGTGTTGAATAAATTATACGATAGGGGAGAGAAATGTTTTCTTTTACCCAAAACTAAAAAGAAATTGGATATAAATGAAATTGCAGTGAAGTTAGACACTGATGATTTGACAGACCTTGTAGAAAAGAATAGTTATGTCGGATTAGAGGGTGTTTTTAAGTTAAAGGAATATAACTACTAATATAAATATAATGGTATAGGAGATAGTGACGATGTTACAGTTTATAGCACAAAATAAAAAGACAGGCAGAGTGAAAGTTATTCACGACATTTCTTCATTTTCTGAGGAAGAATTTACAGATTTCAATGTATATTCTACGCAAAAGATTGAAGGTACTGATTTTGATAATTTCAAAAAGCAACTACAGATTCGTGCATTGCAAGACCAGTCTAAAGCAATTCTTGAGCAACAAAGAGAAATTGCTAACCAGTTGTCAGAACTGACTGGTGGACAGGTAACCCCTCCACCTCCAATGATGAACCCTAATAGCAGACCAATGCCTAATGGGGACACTAACATACTTCCAGAGATTCCAGAAGGAGCATCTACTGCGATTATGAATACAAGAACTAATGCATTGTTTACTAAAGACGAACTATGGGAAGAGTTTGCTAAATTCAAAGAAGTAGTTGAGAGAAAAATCCCAGAAGTTGAAATGGTTGAGTTTAATGAAAAGGAAGGTTTCACTTGTATAGTAACAGAAATAGTTCCAAATATTCCAAAGGTACTACCATTGGGCATTCCAATTAAACAAAGGATCGAATCATAATGCCAGAAGAAGTAAACGAGGGTCTTAATCTAAATAGAGCAAGACTAGATAAATTTGAGTTACTATTGGCAGATATACCATCTAGTCCAATACTACCTCAAAAAGAATTTAATGACACAATCCAACAAGCAAAGATTGCAGTCAATGATATGGAGTTCTTTAGGTTATCATTGCAGGGAGTCACTTTACCAGAGTGGACAATCGGAGAGCAAAGATTGGGAACACAATTTGGAGCTCCAATATCCCACACAACCAATCAGCATGATTTTAGTTCATTAAATACAATGATGAGAATGGATGAAAATTTCATTCTATATAAAATGCTTTGGTTATGGATGATGTTGATGAATGACCCAGAGAAAGCAAATCAACTGAATAGTAAGGACCAATCATTTACCACGCAAGTAGAGGCATATTTGTATGTTAAAGATAACTTTAATAAAACAGTTTTAGCATATAGGTTTTTTGATTTAAGACCAATGACTTTGCCAAGCATAGATTTGAGTTATGCGTCTGAGGGTCAAGAAATTGATTTCTCAGTTAGTTGGATGTATAGTTACTACATCCCAGTAAAATCAACCTCAGAAAACTATGATATTTTTCTTTCAGACGAACACATTAAAGATTACTAATGGCAAGACTTGGTATAATTCCAAGAAAGAACCTATTAACTCCGTTTAGAATAAACTCATATTCTTTAAATCTCGGAGATATTATTGAGTTCAGATATAATCCAGTAAGTGATGGTCTACCATACTATGATCCCACTCCCATGGTATTTTATTTAGGTGGAGATAGAAAGTTTATGTTAGGTATGAATTTTCATTTTATCCCTATTAAATATAGAAAAGATTTGCTTGATATTATTTTACAAGTAAGGATTAAGTTAGGTGCATCAGCTGCCGATGTTCAAGAAATTTACGAAAACTTTCCAGAAATAACAAATGTAAATATTGATAAAATATTATTTGGTGACGATGTAAAAACCAGAAGGACCATAACCAACAAACGAGGAATTGATTGGACAGCGTTTACTCATCTCAGTCCAAACCCTGCGGTAAGGGTAATGAAGATGGGACTGAGGGTATATAAAATGTTGAATATGACAGAGATTAAAAAAGTAGAATATACTAACCCAAAGAAAGGTGATATTAATGAGGACCAACTTAAAGTGAATAATAAAATACTTACGGATATGAGTGTTATTCAGGGTATCGAGTCTTTAGATATAAGACAAGCATCTACCCTAGCAGTTGCCAACGAAAATTGGTCCAAGTTTTTGCGACAAAGAGCAAGATAGGTGTTATAATTATTAGTGTGTGAATTAAGAGGTTAATGTGAGTTATTTTATATTTTTAGGTTGTAGAAAAAGAACAGGCAAGGATGTTGTCGCTGATAGGTTAATTGATAACCTTAATAGTCTCGGCATACCTACTAAAAAGGAAAGTTGCATTGGTTATGCTAGGAATTTTGTAAATGACCTGTTACCAGATTTTGCAGTCAAAGACGAAAAGGACAACCCATACGAATACTATAATAATCGAACAGAGAGAGAGACTATAATCGGTGTGGTGGATTCAATACTTAAATGTGATGAACTCGCATTTTTAAAACAGTTAGTAAATAGAAACAACCCTATTGATGAAACAGTTTATATTATCCCAGATTGTAGAAGAATGATCGAGGGCAAGTATGCTAGAGAACACTTGGAAGAAAACAGTTACTTCGTTAATGTAGAAAGAAGTAACACCAAAGTAGACTATCGTGCATATGGTGAAGGTGACATGGATGATTTTGATTGGGATTATTTTATAGACAATGATGGTTCTCTAGGAGAACTTATAGAGAAGGCAGATATACTTACTGATATTATATTCGAGAAAGCACCGAAAGGAACTCGTATAAGGAATTTTGAAACAGGAATAGGAGATAGTTATGTCAGATAAAAAGAATTTCGTGTTAGATACGAACATTTTAATGGAAGATTCTAAATGTGTGTCGGAGGGTTTCGATGATAACAACATTATTATTCCATTAGAAGTTATACAAGAACTCGATGGTATCAAGAAAGATAAAGGCAACAGAGGATACAATGCAAGGGCAGTATTGAGAACTTTGGATAACATTATCGGTGACAGAGATTTAGCAACGGCAGGTGTCGTTAGAAACGAGGCAGGGGGACTATTGCGTATAGTGTATCTATCAAAGGCAGAAGTTGATAAGTATACAGTAATGGGATATAAAACAGATAACAATGATGATATGATTGTATTGTCTGCATTGAAAATCAAAGAGGAAGAGGATAAAAAGAAGCAAAAGGATAGAATTAAAACAGTCTTCGTATCCAACGACTATGCAGCTCGTATCAAGAGTGTTACATATGATATTACAACAGAGGTATACAAAAGAACAAGAGTACCCGATGAGTTCCTTGAATATAATGGTTATAGAACAGTTCTTCGTCCAGTATCTTTCTTTGGCAATTTCACGGATGGTGGTAAATTTGAAACAAAATCCCTACCAGATGAAATGTCTAAACAATCAATGAACATTCCAGATGAAGAAATAATCCCTAACGAGTTTGTTCTCTTAGCAGTCGATGAGTCCGATGATGATTTTAACAGAATGACTAAAGCAGAGGTTAAGAGAGTTAAGGCAGTATATCGTTTCAAGGGAAGTATAAAGAAGGGTGGTGTTTTTGTTAAAAGGAATTTGAAATTCAAAGACCTATATGCAAACATTAGTGGTAAGAACCTTGAACAGT